CACACGGTTGCTGCGAACTCGGGCCATTGCAAACTATTGGATTAGAGACCACTGGACCACTTTCCTTTTATAGGAGGGACGGACGCGGTATCAGTATTACCCGCGTCCCCTCCCCACCCCCTCCTATACTTAGTATACCTGCGCGCGCTCGTTCGCGCGCCAGTTCCATTATGGCGCTTATCGAGACGTTTCGTCATCATCGCCCTCCTTGGATTATCTCCCCTTCAAACCTCGTCGTACCCGCGCTCTCTGCCGCCAATAATATTGCCGCGCTCGCTGAATCTTTGCGCCAAGTTGTCCCTTATTTGCGCTCTGCATACAATTACGCGCGCCAAAACTTGTCCCTCGAACCTCTACGTTCTGCTAGAATCTCTAACGCTGTCCGCGCGCATCATAATCGTAACATGCGTCGCCGTACTTCGCGTCGTACTTTTAATCGTCGATCTCGTCGTCCGCGTCGCTCTGTCAGACGACGCCGGCCCGTGCGCTCCCGCCGTGGCAAGCGCGCTCCCTATGGAACGAGCGCGCGTCTAATTCCTCGTCGTGCAAGATTGAACTTGAATTTTAAGCGAAATGATTTTGATTCTTTTCGCGCGCGTCACTCTATGGACGCTGTGTTTGCTACAGACAATACAGCTCATTGGGTTAAAAAAACTTTTAACCTTACCCATTTCCCGTTAGTTAACAATGTCATAAATAATTATGACTACTATAAAATTACTGATATTCAGTATCGTATAATTCCACTCAATGGAAATTGGGCTCGTTTGGCCTCTTCTTTTGCTATTGCTGCTACAGAAGATATGGAAAAGATGGTTGTTTTTAATCGTCCTCATTTGAATGTTCAAAATCCCGTTGACACCGTTCCTACGCAGGATCAACTTCTGCAAAGTGTCCAAGGGATGAAATACAGTTTGCGTCGTTCTAGACCTATTATTGTGAATTCTGCAGCCTATTCTGACAATATTCGTCAAGTTATTGATGTTAATGGTACAACCGTTAATACCCATGAATCTCCTAAGCCTCTTGGCTGGATTGAAAATTTAGGTGTTAAAGGAGATGACCCTCTTTCTACTAATTATCCTAATATGGGCGGCATTCAAATCTATCTCCCCAAGCTAGCTACAGGAAATACTCTCGGTTATAATGTTGAAGTTTATGCAACGATTTTATTCCGTGGAAATCGAAATCTTATTACATTGTAATATCATTGTCATTCATCCATTTATTTAATTCGCAATAAAGATTTGATAACGATCCGCTGAGAGCTTTGTTTTGTCCGGGTACTGGTTCATGAACACGATTAGTTTGCGAGGTTTGAAGTGGTATGTCTTGCTGGTATATTTCGTCGACGTCAGGTGTCCATTCTTGATATCTTCCATGAATTGATACGGTATCCACTCTTGGTTCGCGCTGCGTGCTATATCCATTATAGCATAGTTGTGTTTCTGCGCTAGCGCTTGACACCACGCGTACGCCAGGTCCTTGTAGCCGCCACCTGAAATCACAAGGAATCATATTAAAATAACCTGGCGCAGCCGAGCAGAAGAGCCGAGCGAAGCGAGTGCGTATTCGTGCGTAGGCGCGCAGCCCGCGAAGCGCCACAAAAGGTCGATCCTCCTAACCGCTCCATAGCGTTAACAATAATTTTTTTCGAGGCTGAGCCGAGCGAAGCGAGTGCGTAAGCCGGGCATCTATGGTAGCTTACCTGTTGAGAGCCAAGCGTTGTGGTGATGTGTGAGCCATCCTCCTAAGCTCGTTTTTCCGGTATTGCCGGTCTCATCAACCACAAACAGAACTTGTCTGTTATTTTGGGCTTGTAACAAATCCCAAACTTTCGCTTGCCAAGGCCTTAATTCCGTAACATCTGTCCACGTACCCGCCGGTTCGTACCTCTTTTGAATGGAAACCAGTGCGTGCCAGTGCTTGATGGGCAGTTCGGGGCTGATCTCTCTGCAACCATTTGCGTCTACTGTAGCTTGCTCAAACAGTGCGTGCCATATGGTTGCTGACGTCGCCGATGGTTCTCCTTTCTCGAAGTATGGCCCCGATTTGGTGCAATATTCTTTGCTTTGCTCGTCCGTTCCTCTTGCATTTTCGTAGTGAGCAGCCTGGCTGAACTTGAAAAAGTCCTTCCAGAATTTAATTCCACCAAGTTTAGGATCCATTTTCATGTGAATAAATCCTTGGAGATGTGGTGTTCCATTTTCTCCTACTTCTTCTCCGACGACCATGTAGACGACGTCGTTGTTGTTTTCCAGATTCTTGATCTTCTCCACATCTTCGTCGTTGTAGTTGTTGAGCGTGAAGCACACACGGTTGCTGCGAACTCGGGCCATTGCAAACTATTGGATTAGAGACCACTGGACCACTTTCCTTTTATAGGAGGGACGGACGCGGTATCAGTATTACCCGCGTCCCCTCCCCACCCCCTC